TATAAATATAGTGAAGTTCCTAAATCTGTTTGGCGAGAACTTTCACTTGAAAAGAATCTTTTACAAAAAATAGGAGGTGGTATAGCGAAAGGAGCTAGAAAACTTTTCGGAAAAGATATGGTAGATGAAGGAACCTTTGGAACTAGATTTTGGTCTCTGATACGTAAAGGTGATTATAAATATGAAAAAATAAATTAGAATAAGAAACTTCAATCAATATAGATACATATAATATCTAATTAGTAAATAAAAAGTAAGTAAGGTACCCAAAGTAAGTGATAATCCTACAACGAAAATTAATCCGGAGTAGTAAGTAATTGTAAGTGAATCTCTTAACCGTAAGTTCATATAAATAATAACGTAAATAAAAAAGTAAAGCAAAATGGAAAATTTAGACATTTTTAATTTGAGCCTCGACAATTTCAAAACCGAGGAAAAACAAACAAGTGGAACTGACATCTACAAAACAGATCCAAAAAATTCAAAAGACTCTATCTACAGAGCAGTTATTAGATTCATTCCGAATCTTAACAACCCTAAAAAATCTATCGTAAGAAAATACTCCTATTGGTTAGAAAATGCCGAAGGAAGTGGATTCTACGCAGATTGTCCTTCATCTGTTCCAGGTGAAAAATCAGTTATCCAAGATACTTTCTGGAAACTTTATAAATCTGAATCAGCATTCGAAAAGAAACAAGCTGAAAAAATTAAACGTAAAGAGTATTACTACTCATATGTTTTGATTGTAAAGGATCCACAACGTCCTGAATTGGAAAACACAGTTCAATTATTTCGTTTCCCTAGAGCCGTTAAGAAACTTATCGATGCTCAAATTCAACCATCTGCTGAAGATATCGAAATGGGAATCGAACCAACAAACATCTTTGATTTCTTTCAAGGAAAAGACTTCCAATTAAAAGTAACCATGAAAGGTGGATATTGGAATTATGATGAATGTAAATTCGGAAATACTCCAGCATCTGTTAAACTTAATGGTGCTCAAATGGAAAACAACGAAGAATGTCGTAAAATGATCATGGCAATTTATACAGGTGCTTCTGCTTTAGAAGATCAAGAATTTAAACCATGGACTAACGAACTTCGTGAAAAGGTATTCAATTACATTGCTGAACTTACAGGATCTAATCCAGGGGCTGCTTATCAAGCTGTTTCTTCACCAACTCCTGTTACATCAGTAACTCCTCCTCCAATGGCTGGAACTACTGAAAATCACATTGTTAAAGAAACACCATCTATTGATTCCGCTTCGAAAGATGCCGGTAATTCAAATGACTCAGATATTGAATCTTGGTTACAAGAATTCGATATTAAATAAATCAAATTTAATCAAAAGGGCATCTCTATCGAGGTGTCCTTTTTTTATTCAAAAAACTATGAAAGGAATCGTATTAGCCGGTGGTAAAGGAACAAGATTACTTCCCATCACCACAACTCAAGTAAAACAGCTTTTGCCTGTTTATGACAAACCAATGATATATTACCCAATCTCTATTTTGATGCTTGCTGGAATCAAAGAGATTATGATTATTACAAATCCCGAAGATGTTCATTCAATGAAAAAACTTCTAGGAGATGGATCCGAATTAGGATGTAAATTTGAATATGAAGTACAAACTGAAGCAAGAGGAATAGCCGATGCTTTTATTATCGCTGAAGATTTTATAGGATCTGATCCTGTTTGTTTAATTCTAGGAGATAATATATTCTACTCTTCAGGATTAGGCAGTCTTCTTAAAACAAAAACAAAAGAATGGGATGGATTTCGTGGAGTTCCACCAGCTCAAGGAGCCTGTGTTTTCGCTTATCATGTTAGTGATCCTGAACGCTATGGTGTAGTAGAATTCGATACTATGCATCGAGTTGTTTCCATCGAAGAAAAACCTAAAAAACCAAAATCTAGCTTTGCTATTCCAGGACTTTACTTTTATGATAATAAAGTTGTTGAAATGGCGAAAAATCTAAAACCTTCACGGAGAGGTGAATTAGAAATAACAGACATTAATCAGTTATATTTAGATTCTGGAAATCTACATGTTGCTCAATTACAAAGAGGAACCGCCTGGTTAGATACAGGAACTTTCGAATCTCTAATGGAAGCAGGTCAATTCATTCATATGATCGAAAAAAGACAAGGACAAAAAGTTGGATGTATCGAAGAGATTGCATATAAAATGGGTTGGATTGATGAAAATCAACTAAAATCTTTAGCTAAGAAATATGAAAAAAGTGGATATGGTGAATATCTAACTTCTATTGCTGAAAATGGACCCTTACACATTCACGGTACATATTAAAAATAATGGAAATAACTGATCAGAAGAAATTACAAATTAATTCTAAGGTTGAAAATATCATAAAATCAGAATTCTCTGGAGTAAAAGGCGAAGTAAGATTTTTTAGAGATAGACTTAACTTTGCATGTCCGTATTGTGGTGATTCTACTAATGAACATAAAAAACGTGCTAATATCTATTGGGCAAATCTAATGTATCATTGCTTCAATGATGGTTGTAAAAAGCACACAAACCTTGTAAATTTCTATAAAGACTTTAATAGTCCTGTTCAAAATACCGATGAATTAACATTCTTTTTAGATTATATACGAGAACATCGTGTATCAACGGTAACTAAGGAATATCTCGAACTTAATACATTCCAAAATCTTATTGAATTCGGAATTCCTTACGAAACCGTCAAATCAAAACTTCGACTCTTGCATCCTTCGGAAGATATGACAATTGAAAAATATCTTAAAGCGAGATTTATGCATTACAAAATGGATCATTTTCTTTACGATAAAAAGAAAGATCAGCTATATGTTCTCCATCTTACTCCAGACAAAACAAAAATACTAGGTTGGCAGATTAGAAACTTTCAAGAAAATAGAGCTAAATACGTCAGTTTTAACATCGAAAAAATAAATTATCTTCTTTTAGGTCGAGGAATCGAAGATCGATCAGAAGATGAAATAATTAAGTTAAATACCATGAGTCTTTACTTCGGTATTTTATCTGCTGATTTTTCTAAGAATGTAACTATATTTGAAGGTGTTATTGATTCATTTTTACAACCTAATTCAATAGCTATAACAGGTGCTGATAAACCAACTGAAATGTTTGATGATATAAATACAATACGTTATCTCTTCGATAATGATAATGCAGGAAGAAGAGTTATGGAATCAAAACTTAAAAAAAGGAAAAATGTTTTCATGTGGAATAAGCTCGTTAGGGATTTCAAAGTTAGAGAACAAGTTAAAGATCTTAATGATCTATTCATCTACTGCTGGAAAAACAAAAACGAAGCAATAAAAAATCTCGATAAATACTTTACACATGAACCACTGGACATCCGAAGCGTATAGTGCTATGGAAAATGAACTTGAAAAATTCTTTGATTCTTCAAAGAAAGGAAATCTTAAACTGTTCGTCGATTTTGATATAAACGATAAAAAAGTCGAAGCAAATCCTTTCGAAATAGAAAGCATAAAATATAAAACTAAAAAGGTTAAAAAAGGATCTACCTTAGATCTAAAAAGCCGAAATAAAAAAGAAGATAATTCCCTATTCTAATGACCGAAGAAGAAAGAAAAGTAAACGATATAGACGAAGCCCTCGAAAAGGAACGTGTAGAATACGGTCATAAGCTTTCTGAACTTATTTCAAAAATAAATAAGATAGATCAAATTCCAGAAGCTCAAGTATTTATGCTTTCTTATAGACATATGTTTGTTGAAAAAGCAGCTAAATACAGATCTGCTGTTTATAAAAAGAAAACAAACGATCAGAATTTTAGAAAACTAAGATTCGAATACTATAAAACTCAACATGATGTCCGATTGGATTATCGTGAAATAAACCAATTCATCGATTCAGATATGTCTATGAGAACTCGACAAACAGAGCTATTAGATAATCAGATTTTATTTTTTAATCAATGTATTGAAACGGTGGATAAAATGGGATTTGCTATTAGAAACAGAATTTCTATAGAAGAATTCCATCACAAAAACTTTTAGAAATGAAATGGACACTAACACATAATGATAGAATCCTAACATTAACTGAAGCAACTGGATTAGAAATTGATCAACTCAATTTATCATTTAGAAGACAAACAGCTAATGCAAAATGGGATCCGAGAGTAAAAAAAGGTTGGTGGGACGGTTATATCTCATACTTCAAATCAGACCGATATCTTCCTTCAGGACTTTGGTCTGAGGTTGTAGATATATGTAAGCTATATAATTTCGAACTTCATATAGAAGGAATTGAAAATAAATTTGATAGGGATATTGATCAAGAAGAATTTCAATCTTGGGTTGATGAAAAATGGGCAGATGTAGAAGAAAGAAAACCTAGAGATTATCAGGTTAGTACGGTTTTTAATATCATCAAATATCAAAATTGCTTAGCTGAACTCGCAACTTCTGCAGGAAAAACTTTGATTACTTATATGACAATTGCTTATCTTCTAGAAACAAAAAAAGCTAGAAAGGTTTTAATGATTGTTCCAACAGTAGATCTTGTAGTTCAAGGAACCGAAGATTTTTATCAATATAACGAAGAATCGTGTAAATTGAAAATTGATATTCAACAAATCTTTGCAGGATCTGTAATTCGAGAAAAATCAAATATCGTTATAGGAACATATCAATCACTTGTAAAGAAAGATAAAACCTATTTTGATCAATTTGATACTGTAATAGTCGACGAAACACATAAAGCTAAATCAGCTTCTATTAAAACGATTCTAGAAAAATGTGAAAATGCAGGAAGAAAATTTGGTCTATCAGGAACAATTCCAAAACCGGGAACTTTAGATAGATTAACTCTTATGGCATATACAGGACCTGTGATTACTTCTATTAGAGCAGATTATTTAATGGAACAAGGACATATTACACCTTGTGAAGTTTATGTTATCGAAATGGATTATGCTCGTCCAGAAGTAAAAGATGGATTCAAAATGTTATTTCAAAGATCAGAAGAAGATCGAAAGAAACTTCTTAATCTAGAACAACAATATGCTATTCAATCCGAAGTAAGATTAGAATTCATTACAGATATGATTCTAAAGAACAATAAGAATTCATTGGTTCTTTTCTATCGAATTGAATATGGCAATAAGATATATGATAAGCTCAGAGAAAAAACAGATCGAAAAATCTTTTACATTGATGGATCTGTTAATAAAGATCTTAGAGAATATCAAAAGGATATGTTAGAAGAAGGTGAAGGAAAAATTATGATTGCATCATTTGGAACCTTCTCCACTGGAATCAACGTTAAAAACATACATACTATTTACTTAACTGAATCATTCAAATCCGAAGTAATTATTAGACAATCTATTGGTAGAGGATTAAGAAAACATGCTGATAAGAAGAAGCTGGTAATTATCGATTTCGTAGATGATTATTGTACTGGTAAATTTAAGAACTATCTTTACAAACATTCAGAAGTTAGACAAGCTATATACGATGATCAGAATTTCCCATATAGTATAAGACGTATGGACTTGAAGAAGATATATAGTAAAAATAGTGAATAAAATGGCTTTGCTTAAATACAGAACATTTGCAAAATTAAGAAATGAGGCTAAGGAAAATAAGCTTCGTGAAACCGCTGCACAAAATTTCAAAAAGATATTCAACGAAAATCTTTCTAAATATGGTGCTAAAGATCCCTCCGAACTTGACGAAGAACAACTTACCGAATTCTTGGAAACAATGAAAAGTTATAAAAACGCTCAAAACGGAAAGTAATGGCAGAAATTTTATCCCTAAGACAAGTATACCTAAAAGAAGGAATGCCCTTCGTTAATAAACTACTAGATGGATTTGTTGTTGTTAGTGAAAAGCTTAATGCTACTAGATTTTGCTTTGAATATAACGGATCTAAGGGAATTAAATTCTTCAAAAAAGATGGACCTATAACATCTATTGATAGAACGATGTCTTCACTTTATGAAGCACCTATTCGTTTTATTGAATCTCTTCCTAAAGAAGATATGATGAAACTTCCCATCGGATTCAAATTTGGTCTTCGTTATTTTCATAACACAAAACCCGCTAATATAGTTTATGATAAAATTCCTCTAAATGGTCTTGTCTTAACTGATATTAAAAACCCTTCAGGTAAAATCATAGATGATGTATCAATTCTTAATGGAATATCGGATCTTCTAAGAGTAGAAAAACCTCCTGTTATTTGGTATGGTAAGCTAGATAAATCACAAAAAACTAGAATCTTAGAATATCTTAGAACTCAAGAAGATGAGTTAATAAAAAGATTTTCAACTGATTCATTTACTAAATATATCATATCGATTCTCAATCCAGAAATTGAAGCTACTGCTCTTAAAAACGATATAGAAAAACCTATCGATTCCATCATCTTCAAATTTATTTCAGATGATACTAGTGAAGTTTTCCATTCAAAAGTAATAGATCCTGTAATTACACAAATCAATAGATCTAATGACGAAGAAAGAGAACCACAAGATCTTTATGGAATTATTCTTTCGGATCTAGTTGAATATATCAAAGTAACAGGACTTCAGAAATATGGACTTAAAGAAGAAGGTGAAGATGCTAGATATTTAGAACTTGTATGTCAGATTTTTCAACAATATATGAAAAAATACGGCTATAAATATAATGGAATTGAAATAGATCCTCTTTCTTTTGCATCTGTTCCGGAATTCGATCTTAATACAGGATTCATTAAAGATCAAAAAGTTAGAGATTTGATTAAGGAATCAACTATCAACAAGCACATATTCAAAATACTTATGAGTTCTTTCTCTAAACCGAAGAAGAAACCAAGTGGAACTGTAACTCAAATGCTTATTGATGATACAATAGATCTAGCTAAGAAAATTAAAGATAAAGTTTTAGATACCAAAAAGGTAGGTGAATCTAATTCGTTCCCTACATATGAAGAATTCTTCACTAAAAAGACGGATGATTCTCATGGAGTCAAACTTTGATATATAGAAAAACAAATAAAAACATATTAAAATGGAAGATAATCTTAACGAAGGTAGAACCCAAATCAAAAGACAGTACGGCCAATACTCAAAAATTAAAGTAAACGAAAAAGCACCTATAAGAAACAAAGTTATTGGTTTCGTAGGAAAACGTTTTGTTACTGAAGAAGAAATGAAAAATTTCTTATCTAAAATGAATGAGGATTCAGGAAAAACTTTTGATGATAAAAAATGGTTCGGTAGAAATCAAAGATACTTCGAATCTTTCGAAAATAGAGGACAGAAAGTTATTACTCTTTCTAAATACGGGAAACGTGTTTTAGAAATGATTGGTAAAACTACACAAAAACAATCAATCAACGAATCTGTTGGTCTTTTCAAAAATATCAAACTCAATGAAAATACAAATTGGGAAGAAATTTATGAAGCTATTACAGTTGAAGAATATATTGAATATAGCGAAGGCGACGATACTTGGATTAAATGTGCACAAAACATACTAACACTTCTTAAACTAGAAGGTAATGCTGTTTATTGGGTAACATCGGAAGATGAAGATCCTAAACAACCTAAATTAGAAAGAATTCAACAAAGAGCAAAAACGGAAAATGTTACTGTACAAATCACTGGAGATAATGAAGGTCCTGACGGTAAAGGTTCTGCTTTTTATTATGATCTAAAAACACCTATGGTTTATTACGAAGGACAAGGAATTGAAACTTGGATTGTTCCAGTTAACGTATATAAAAAAT